CGTCTTTCTAGCGGCTGCACATCGATGATGCCTTCAGCATTCAGCGCTTTCCTGGCTGTTTCCAAGATCTTCTTGGCATCCTCCACCTCTGTCTCTGAACGACAGAAGATGGTGAAGTTCACCGCTGATTCGATCTCATCTTTCGTCATGAGATCTACGTTCGTCCAATCGCCGTTACGAGAGCGAATGGATCCTTGGATTGTAAGTGGCATGGTATACCTCTTATAGATGGTTAGTTGATGGCGCTCGAATGGCGAGTTAACCCACTCATTCGTGGCCGTGGATTGGGCAGCGCCCAGAGCTATCCTTGACTCTTAAATGAACTTTTTCAACCTGTTTCCCCAACAGAGTCAAGGATTGGGCGGGTAGTGTAGTGGAGTACCTCACTCACACACTCCGTATTAACCCTGGACATTGGTGATCTACATCACACTATATATGGCCATTCTAGGCTAGTTAAGCCCCTTAAAAAACTTGTTAAATATTTTACAAAAACACTTGCTAATTGACATTTTATTGGTTATATTAAAGTACCAGGGTTTCTTTCATATAAACACGCTTGTAAAAGGAATGAGCGGCCTTTATGGGTTATCTTGGTAACGTTACCAGTCTGTATTAGTTAACAAGGGTATATCAAGGCATTCTGGTAGTTCGGCACGTGTCCTCCGGATCTCCGGCACTTGGTCAAAGGGACCCGATCCCCTTACTGCGAAGGGACAGCGAAAGCAGCAGTTCATAGATTTGCTTGAAAAGGGCTATTTTCATAGTCTAATGCCGTTCTATGTTCGTTCGCGGCTACGGCTTAATGCCTCCGCCGCTCATGTACAGACAGATTAAGGGTTATTAGATGCATATTCTCCCCAAAATGGATGGTATTCCGATAGGTGATTCCTTGTGGAGACAGATAAGCGGCCCTAAGGCCAGACTAAGTGAGGATAATACGATAGTTTATGATTCGTATTCTCCCGAATGGGGTGGTAGGGGCCATAGGAATGTCTGTTTTTTCTGTTCCACATCTAAGCTTTACTTTAAAGACTACTGCTATGAGTGCTATAGAGACTTCGTCGATATCCCCAGGTAAATCCGGGGGAGAAATATGTGGGCTCTGCTTCAGAGGCGCCTGCCGTTCTGGAGAGGTGGCTTGTAGAGCCTGTATAGATGAAATGAATCAAGAGAGGGGTTATAATGTCAACCTGGATACAGGCGAACTACAATATCTTAATCCTAATAGGAATAGCTGGGCTCATAGGCTACGTCGAACAGCACGTTTACAGAAATAACTACAGGGACTATGGCTGGCATTTCCTGGGGTTTTTCTCCCCCAGGTATCACCTCCCTAACTTTATCTCCTGGATGCTAGTCTGTAGTCTGGCAGATTATACTTGGTTTATAGGTATATTTGCCGTTATTGAGGATTTCTGCTACTTTCTTTTTCACCCGACCGATACCCTTGAGAAGGATGACTGGATCTGCCGTATGATGGGCTCTTTCTCAGTCTTAGGCCTCAGAATTCCCAATGCTTACCTTCTCGGGGGCGCCTTTTCCTACTTCCTTTACAAGATCCCATCATGGATATAGGTCTGCATGTCATATTGCCTACTCTAGCTGGTAAATGGGCCGGAATAACAAAGAAGTACCTTATAGCGATCGGAATTGGAGGGGCTACACCAGACCTTGTCTCAGGCCTGGAACACGTGCTGTTCTGGTCAGGTATCTGGGAACATAAATGGCTCCTCCGTAGTTATGCCCATTTCACCTACTCTCCCGATGCCTGGGCCATATTACTCCTTCTAGCCCCGCTATTCCTTCTCATTCCCAGATGGCTGGGGTTGGCATTTTATATAGGGTATGCCTTACATTTCTTTATGGACTATCTATGGCATGATCCGCTAGGTGGGTGGTATACCTGGGCAACGATCACTAACTACTCAATCTGGGGCTTATTAGTTATATATTATGTTTACCGTCTCCGTAAAGAGTAAAGAGTATGATATACTCACAAAAGCAGAGGCCGATGAAAAGAACATCCCTTATACACACTGGTCGGTGGCGAAACCTGGGGATTTCGCGCTTTCAGATGATGGACATATTGCCCTATGCCTATCCAGAAAGACCTACGATGGAGATGATTTCTGCGTCTTCCCAACTACCAGGGGGTTCTATAAGCCTCGCGGGAAGTCAAAAAAGATCAACTTCATCGGGAATCAGACCTATTGGACAATATCCGGGGATAGCTGGGTTGAACATGAATCCAGAAGAGAGCGAACCAAGCGCATGGTTCAACTGTACGTTAAGATGTCTATGGCCGGGAAACTTGATCTTGCTGTACTTGGAAAGGTTTATAGGCCCGATCAAGCCATCCCCACTGCCACACTTAGACGGCTGCTAAAACAGGACAAGATTAAACGCATGATAAGCGAAGAATTCGACAAGATACTTTCAGAAGTGGGTCTTACTGAGAGGTGGATTTTAGAGAAAATAAAAAAGGCGATGGAGATTGCGGAGAAGAAGGGTAATCCATTTGCCATGCTAAAGGGCACGGAGCAGCTCTCGGAGCTGCGGGACATGTTTCCAAAGACAAGGAAAATGGATATTCCTATTGCTCTCGGTGTTACTCCGGAGCTTGTGGATGCCATGCAGAAGGCCGAGCGCGAACTGGGGGTAGGTAATGCTGAAGATAAGAAAAAAGAAGTTAACGCTTCTTATGAGATTGTTGACCCCCCAACATCAGAAATTGTTGGCGGAGAAACTGAGGGAAACAAGCCTTGACTGTAGAACTGAAATCGCCAAAGAGTACATCGAGGCCCTCATACGAAGAGGTGAGCTGGCACCGGTGTCCATTACATAGAACGATATATGATGTTGATTTAATAGGTGTCCCATACTGTACGACATGCTACATATCCGCTCTCCCGCTATTCCCCGTGAAAGATTCCGATACAGCGGCCAATGTCAGGATGCCGGGCTCTGAGCCGCTTCTTCCTATTCCCATTACTTTGCCGATACTGATAGCCTGATGAATAAGTACCTTCAATTCCATTCTCCGCAGCATAAAGATATGGTCCAAAAGCTGCTAGGGAATATACTGCTAATGGGAAGAACGTGCCTCCCCAATATGTTTACTGTCCCCTCCCCGCCATTTCATAAGGATTTGGCTCGGGCGTTAACAGACCCGACCTTAAGAAAGATGATTTTCATAGCTCCCAGAGGCTTTGCTAAAAGCTCTATTGTGGCCTGCTTGTGGGTTATGTGGCACATTTTCTTGGAACCAAGGCCGAAGGTGGTGATCCTAGTATCCAAAACAGAGGGCCACGCAATCAGGCTTTTACTAACAATTAAGAATGCACTGGATTATTCGCTGCCGTTAAGAAATGTCTTCGGGTATTGGGGAGAACACTCAGCCAAACTATGGCGACAGAATGAGGTAGTTCTCAAAGATGGCACGGCAATTATCTGCCGGGGGACAGGCCAGCAGGTCGTAGGACTGAAACATGGCGACCAGAGGCCCACTCTTGTTGTTGTTGATGACCCGGAAGACATGGAGAATACAAAAACTGCCGAGGCAATGGAATATAACCTCAGATGGTTATTGCAGGCTTTGGCGCCCTCTTGGGATCCACAGAGAGGCAGGATATGCGTTATAGGCACTCCGCAGCATCAGAGGTGTATTGTCGAGACTCTCTATGATGCGGAAGGGTGGTATTCCAGGCGCTGGAAGGCCTTACTTGGTGAACCAATGGGTTCGGAAGGCAGCCTATGGCCGGAGTGGCATAATGTATCGGCTCTGATAAAGGAGAAGGAGTCCTTGGAGTCTATCGGTAGATTATCGTCATTCTACAGGGAGTATCAGTGCGAGATAGTCGGGGATGAGGATCAGCTGTTTAAACCTAACTACCTACGATATTATGATGGCGTGCTCTTTCGATCTGGTAAGTATGGCTTTATGCAGCTTAAGGAAAAGAATGGGGTACAGATCCCGGCGCTTCAGCAGGTGGTCCCGGTGACAATATTTACCGGAATAGATCCAGCCAGTTCAACCTCCCAGACTTCCGACTACAGTACCATAGTGAGTGTAGCCGTAGACAAGGATATGAATCGGTATATTCTTCCCTACTTTCGTAAACGTGTTACGCCCCTGGCCCTAGCAGACGCCATTCTTAGCTACGATAAGAAGGTCAAGGCTGATCGAACCAGGGTTGAGAGCGTTGGATATCAGGAAATGCTGAGGGAATTTCTTAGATCTCAGGCCTATATTCCAGGACTTGAAATAAAGGAGAACCCCAGAACACAGAAGAGTAAGCGTCTGGAATCTATGGAGCCATTCTTTTGTCGGGGGAAAATTCATCTTCTTAAGAATATGCAGGAATTAAAAGATGAGTTAATGCTGTACCCAAGAGGAAAACATGATGATCTCTTGGATGCACTTTATTATTCGATGAAGGGCAACTATCCGCCTACGCATGAATATGTAGAAAATGTAGGTAAATTCAGCGACGAAAAAGCCGAAGGTATTGAAAACGGCTTTGGCTGGCTGTTTGCTAATTAAGGTTTTATTTAGTATATTATACTATGAAGGTATTCTCGCTCTTTAGTGGCAAAGAAGAAGATAACACACAGAAGACTAGCGCTTACCTGCAAAATGAGGAAGGAGAGCTTTCATACAGACTCCTAGAACGGTATAATACCTCAAGCAGGGCTAACTGGCTCGAGGATTTTGCCTCCAGTTCTAACTTCAGGGCTGGTTACCAGTGGACTCAGGATGAAGAGGCCGAGCTCAAAGAGGAGGGTCTGCCGCCGGTAGTTGTCAACGTCATTCATCCATCGGTAGATCAAATAAAGGCGGCCATGACCGCCAACAACCCGCAATTCTCAGTTACGGGTGCGGAGGGAAGCGACCATAAGGTAGCCTCCATCTTCTCCGATGTGTTATCGGATATCTGGCGAAGCTGCGACGGTAAATCACAAACCCGCCAGATGATAGATGATTATATCATCGGCGGCAATGGGATTTATCTGGCTTATGTCGATCCAACCGGAGAAAACGGCCAGTCAAAAGTAAAGTTTGCAGCAATAGACCCACGGGATGTTTGGGTTGATCCGGATACCAAGGATTATCTTTACCGTGATGCTGCCCATATCCTGATAGGAAAGATTCTCACCTCCGAGCAACTCCAGCATTATTATTCTCAGTATGCCGAAGCGTTCCCCAAAATGGAAGAGTGTCATACGAACTCTTTATCTTCTTTAGGAGGAGAGGTTCGCACTGACGATCCTCAACTGCCCGCTACTGATCCAGAGGCGGTAAAATACTGCGTGATTGATCGCTATAGTCGCATCAAACATGTGGTGCATATAGTTCGCAATCCAGTTGATGGCAGTGAGTGGGAAATGAATGCTGAGCAGTTTCAGACCTTTTTGGGATCGAAGTTTCTGTATGAGATTACCGCTAACTCTCTGCCACAGCTTATTACAGATTCCGTAAAATTACGAGAGGCAATGGGATATGTGGAGAAGTTTGGTAATACGTTCCACTATGCGATTGATCCTAATGATAGGATGGGTAAGCCGCTTATTGTACCGGGAGAAGAAAACCCTGAGCTAGATTCTCAGCAAGGCATGCAGACGATCCCAGGATCAACCGTTAGACTCAATCCTGTTCCTGTTGCCGAGTTGATTAAGAAGCGGGTATTGGATTACGAAGAATTCGGAGATAACCGAATTAAGCGGGTATTCTCTATAGGAAGATTTGCGCTCTACACGGAAATTATGCCGGTAGAAGATCATGTAATAGTTCCGTGTATTAATGGTTTTGGACGCTCTCCACATGGCCGCTCAGATGTAAAGATCGTTAGACCTCTACAGGTATACATAAATAAGCTGCGGGCTCTTATTCTTGTTCATGCGGCTAACTCTGCTGGAGTAAAGCTTGCAATTCAACGTGGCTCTGCCGATGTGAACGAACTGCGGAAGCAGTGGAGAAGGGCTGGCACGGCGGTTATTGAGGTAGATATGGAGTTGGGAGCGCCAGTCCAGGTGGCTCCACCGCCATTGCCTAATGAGCTTTATCTGGATGAAGCTCGTATGAGGAGCGATATCCAGGAGATCCTGGGGACATACACCCTTTCTGCTGGTAACCCGGATGAGGCCCCGACCACCTATAAGGGCACGGTAGCTATTGATGAATATGGCCAGCGTAGGATTAAGAATAAAAAAGACGAGGTAGAGGCAACTCTTACGCAACTTGCGTATATTCTTATCCGCCTTATTCAGGCTAACTATACAGAGCCAAGAATTATACGGCTGATTAGACCGAATAACACGACCTATTCGGCCAGGGTTAACTACCTTGAAGATCAGTCTGCTTTTGCTCCTAAGATTAATGATTTATCTGTTGGCCGGTACGATGTTATCGTTGTCTCCGGCTCTATGCTGCCCGTTAATAGGTGGGCACGGTTTGAATATTATATGGCGCTTTACGAGAAGGGCGTCATAGATCGCCTTGAACTCTTAAAGCATGCTGAAATTGTCGATCCACAGGCTGTGGCTGAGAGAATGAGCGAGATAGAGATTCTACGCCAACAGCTTAATACTGCCATTGACAAGATCAAGGATCTGGAGGGCGATCTGCAAACCGCAACCAGAGAAAGTATGCATGATCGTAAGCGGGTGGAAGTTGAAAAGTTTAAGTCGAGCATTTCTGGGCTCCGCCAGAAAGCTGAAGCCGCAACGGAAATATACACCAAACGGCTGGCCGACGAAGTTGCTCTTGCTGCAACCTCTGTTAAAGAGGATGGCAAAGAGTAAAACACAAATAACGGAGAAGTAATGCCTAAACCTAAGAAACAAAAAGAAGACGCTGCTGTTGACGATACCGGCCTGGAGTTGGAAGACGACCTGGGGCTGCTTGGTAACAGTGACGCAGATGGTGGTATTTCCGACGACGACTCCAAAGCTTCCAATAGTAAGGGGGAAGACAGGGGAAAGAAGTCGAATGCCGCATCTAAGGAAGATCCATCAAGATATCAGTACTGGCAGGGAAAGCACGACAGGCTACTCGAGCGAATGCGAGAGATAGAGCCCGTCGTCCCGCTGGCAGAGCTTGTGAGTAAGAGAAAGGACATTATGGCTGCCATTCAAGAGATGGCGGCTCGTCCTGAAGGGGAGAAGAAGCTCATAAGGCCGGAACGGCCCAAACGTCCGGCAAATTTTGATGAGGCAGTCGCAAGAGAAGATCTTGATAGTCCCTCTGCAAAGTACCTCGTAGAGGCTGAGGTTTATCATGAGCGGCTTGCTGAATACCAGGATGAGCGCATTAAGCGCATGGAGTCTGACTTTGGACAAATGGTGGATGGACAGAAGAAACGTGAGCAGGAACTTGCTGCGGGCGAGAAGTTGCGTAGAAGTCTTGCAGAGCGTGGAATCGTTGGCGGGAAAGCTGACAAGTTTATCGAAGTCTATACAAAGCCAGGCAAACTCACGTTCGACAATCTTGTGGACTTTTTCAATATGATTGATGGCGGTGGGGAGACTCGGAAACGAGTTCCCCGAGACGAGTTCAGTCGTGGGTATGATGGACACGGAACTCCTCCTCCGGTAGCTTTTTCGGCCGGATACAGGGAAGAAGTGGAAGTCGAAAAGGACGAGATTGGCGAATCATTCAGTCAAGATTTGCTTGCCAAGGGTAAGGCGGGGGTCAAGAAGATCTCTCGCACTTAACCTATGGCTAAGAAGGGATAAATAATATGCCTGCTAAAAATTTAGGCGGAAGTGGCGTTCTCTATACGGATCGCCGGAACTTTTATCTTTCGCCCAACGTAACGAAAGAGCTGTGGACGAGCGTTGCTCCGTTTACCACAATTATAGCCAATAGGCCGATTGTGACCGGACTCGCAGACCCACTGTTCAAAATGTTTGAACACCGAGATCCCTGGATTAAACAACAGGTAGCGGTTAACGATTCTTCTCCCCCGAACATCCTTGATGATGATACGGGAACCGTTGTAACGGTGGATAGTATTGTTGGCCTTGCCAGTCCCGTTGATTCCAGCTATGTCAACCTTGTCTTTGAGATATATGATTCGACTCTTGTAACTAAAAGGGGGACAGTGGTATGCACGGCGATCTCCGGTGCCGATTTAACAGTAAAGCCTCTTTATGCGGCTGCCATCCAGACAGCAGACAACGATGTTCTGCTCTGTCGGGGTAATGCCCAGGGAGAGGGATCGTCGGCTCCCGAAGCATGGGGCGATGAATTGCGGGTGGTCTGGGGCTCAACTCAGATTATGGAAACACCCGTGGATATCACCGGTACCCTGCTCAGGGCGGCTCTTCGCGGTTACTCCAACGAGCTTGCACGCCTTCGCATGATGAAGAACAAAGAGTTCAAAATGCAGAGGGAGAATGGACATCTCTTTGGTGAATCGATCATCGGGACCAATCTCGATGTCGATGCTGCGGATACGTTCAGCGATGCGTTCCGAACCGATGCTAACGGAAAGAAGATCCGAACCAGCATGGGTCTTGTGACGGCCATTGAGCGTTACGGCAAGACTTCTGGCGATACTCAAAATCGTTTCACCATCACGGCAGCTTCCTATAACTATGGGAACTTTGTCGATGATATGGAAAAGGTTTTTCAGTATTATCCCGAAGACGGTATTAAGTATGCACTCTGCGGTCCTGGGGCCATGAGCTACTGGTCCAAGATCTCGACCTCTGGATTTGCGGATAATAGTGGCTGGAAGGTGCAGCTGTCCGACTCTTTTAAGGATAAGCTGGGCTTTGCGATCCGCATGCTTGAAACTCCTCACGGAATACTTGCGCTTGTTCTGACCCCCGCTTTGCGAGGACCGCGGAATAAGAGCATGCTTGTTATCAGCGACTCTAATCTCAATATTGTCGAGTATGAGCCTCCGATGTACAAGACGAACATCAAAACTGACAATGCTTACAAGGGTGTCAAAGATGTTTATTTCTCTGATGAGGGTCTGGGCATGACGCTGATCGAAAGTCACCATATATTTAATGTCGTCTAATAAATTCATGGGTAGGAGCCCGACGCTACATCGTCGGGCCCCACCATTTAATGCTAACGCTTTTGGCTGAAAGGAAATTAAAATGGCTTTAACTCAAGGTGCGTGGTCTCTCAAGACGGTGAATAGACGGCTTGTAGCCGCCTGTACTATCTCTGGGACGACCGCCGAGAATGATGTATACACTTTAAAAACCCCTAAGGAACTTGATCCCAGTAAACCGTTTACGTTAGTCTTCGATGTTACCGAAGATCTAACGGCGGCGGGCGCTGCGGCTCTCGATATTTGGGGTGGACACTCTGATTCGTTTGCAATGACTGGCAACGATACAACGGTAGCTGCGACAGATGGGGCGCTTATTGTGGCGATCACAACTGACGTGGACGCTGGGGGTGTCTTCGCTGTTCGCTGTGTTCCTGGGAATGAGGGAGCGCCTGCTCAGGTGGTCACCGTCCCAGGGGCTATCGTTATTCTGCCTCCGCTTCCGTACTTTGCTTTTAATATTGATTGTACGGCGGCCCTGGCCGATGCTGCGGATGTAAAGTTCTACATCATCCAATAAGGTTGATGGTTAGAAGAATCGGGCGGGGTGGCGCGCTAAACCATCTCGCCTGATTTTTATCAAGGAGACTATAATGAAATTCAAGTTAATTCTTTTCGCTTTACTTTGCCTGCCCCTTCTGGCGGAAGCACAGTTCTCTGGTTTGAGTTCTAACGATAGCTTGTATGTTAAAACATTGGCCGGAACGAAAATAGTAGATAAGGCTTTTGTAGACGCCACACTGGATACCTCGCAGACCGTCTTTACCGGCCATCACAAGACCTTTTATGTCTTATTGCAGAGCAAGGACTCTGCCAGGATATTTTTGAATTATCAACTGTCTCTGGATGGCGTCACCTTTTCTCCGACTGTTCAGGGGGACTCTCTTAATACAACGAGTAACACCGGCAACGTTAAGGCGGTGGATTATACCGCCAGGTTTTTAGGAACCCCATTTATACGAATGGTGTACGACGTACAGACAACCGGACTTGGTTTTTCCTCGGCCACCTATACGGCCCTTTTTGTTAGGAAGATCTTTTAATGGCCACTCTTCACCAAAGGGTAGAAGATTATATAGGAACATTTTCAGACACTGAGGCAGTAGATAATTGGCTTACGGAGTCTGCGGCAATGATCCTACGAAGGCTTCCAGAAACCGAAGCTCGTCTTTATGCTACCGAGGCCGACGTTCTTGATGCTGGGATATCCCTTACTCAGAAGTTGCCTCTTTATGCCACAAGGGATAGTCGTGGCTGTATAATGACAGGTGGGGAGAATGAAGGAAGAGTAGCTGATCCTGCCTCATTTTTCTATGCAACCAGTTGGGCTCCAGTAGCCATCATTAATAATAATCTCCTAAAGATTTATCCTTCAGGGGGCACGAAGAAGCTTACTGCCATTATTTATCCCACGGTAGGCGGAGCTTCTACTACCGTTCCCAATATCCCATCCTGGGGTGAAGGTGTATGTATTCTCTATTCCGCTATTCGGGCCAGACAAAAACAGATTACCGATCTTACGAGTGAGCTTCCTACTCCCCCTACGGCTCCAGGCTTTACATATACTGATGCCGTGGGCGCTCAAATATTATCGAGTGCGCTTTATAGCATTGACTTAACGACCGACTTTACTCAGGCGCTAACCTATATTCAGACCGAGGAAGATATTGAGCTGGCCAGAGGACACGTAGAAAAGATTCTTGCCAGGCTTCAAGAGTTCCAAAGAGAATCAGAAATTGAGTTCCAGAGAAATTTGGAGAATGCTAGGGCCTCTAGTGAGACGGACCGAGTAAATCGAATTAATCAACTCTCTCGACATGTTCAGGAGTATACAGCAGTACTGGAAAAGTATGCCAGAGATCTCCAACGAATAGTGCAGAAGATCGCTACATATCGAGTTGGCCTGGCTTCTATGACTGAGCAGTATAATCTAATGCTGATAACCCATCTTGGCGTAGTGATGGGCCAGGGAAAGAGGGGGGAGGCTATAGATGACGCTGCTTAATATGGTTGAGACCATTCAGAGCTCTCATCCCGGTAAGTTCCTTGCACGAATACAGTTTGATCTTAACGACGCCTTGAGAGTATTTTGCATAGAAACCCGCATCTTAGGCACGAGAGCAAAGGTAAATGCGGTTACTGATAAAGTCTCTGAAGACCTCGTTAAAAATATAACTCGATTTGCCCTGCCAGCAGACTTTCACGAGCTGGTTAAAGTAGATGAGCTATATAAAGACAATATGCTGATTAAGCAGGGCTACCTGGAAATCTTTGCATTCGATAATGCTTTAACAGAAATGTGGATGGATTATTCTGCATTGCCGACACTTTTAGTGTTTGAGGCCGACTCACCGGGTATGCCGGAGGAATTTCATAGGGCTCCGCTCTGTTCGGTAATGAAACAATATTATGCCGATGCAGGAGACTTACCAAGGGCTCAGTACTGGAGTAAAGAATACTCTGATCTGTATAAGAGCGCCCTTCGCTATTCTAATACCAGGCCGTACAGACTTTTAAATACCTTAGGAGGTGCAAGCAAAGTGAAGCAAGCTTGGGCAAGGGGCGTTTCCCTGGTAGCCGGGAAAAATACCATTCCTACAAATTTAACATTTACTAATAATCTGTACGCCTTAGTTTTTAATGGCAACGGGGTAGACGTACAGGCTACCGACCCCGTAACTGGTTTACCGGATAAAACAACCACGACGTTTGCCGTCTGGGCTGCAATCGCAACTTCGCAGTTCGAATGGATAGCAAGCGGAAATTAACCATAGGAGAAACAATGTTTAATCTTACTACAAAGAATACGACCGTTCTTGGCATTGCAATGATTATTACGGCTCTTTCGAGCGCAGCAGCCGCTGTCTTTGATGGAGAGCTGACTACCGAGGTGGATTTTGCGTCGCTTATTGCCGCCTTATCTGGTGGCGTTGCTTTAATGCGAGTTAAAGTAGAGCCTGTTCCGCCCACTGCCTAATGGCGGGGTATTTGCTAAAGGAGGGAGTTCCTATTAAGGAACTTTCTCCCATAATGCTGAATGCTCTGGAAAGGCTTGCTCTTATCTGGCAAGCCTTCTTTCCGGACGTAGATCAAGAGATGGTGGTAACTTCCACCTACGAGGGACATCGTGGGGATGGTGTCCATAAAATGACCAGCTTTCACTATGACAAGAAGGCGGCTGACTTGAGAAGCCGCCATGTTATACGGTCGCGTGCCAAGGAAAAGTTTTGCCCCGCTGCTCGTCTGTGTCTCGGGGAAGATTTTGACGTGGTTTACGAGACACATCCAATACATATTCATGTGGAATATGACCCAAAAGAAAATCAAACTTCCGGACCCGGAATACATTCCACTGTCTAAGCCCAAGAAGAGAGAACCCCCCAGGCCTCTTTCGGGAGTTCCATTAGATGAGGTAGTCAAGGCAAGACGAGAGGTAGACGAGAATTTACGAAACAGTGCAGCCCTTTCTACGGAGGAAGAGGAAGAGTTGTTGGATGATGAAATTGAGCGTCTGTCTAAACACCAAGAACTTACCGACGTTAGCGCCGGGAAGGTATCTACTCGTCGAGAGGCCGAGCTATCTCAAAGAACCGGAGTATGGAAATTGATAGGGTTTGTTATCGACTTTCTTAGAAAGTTTATAATTTAATGCCTAGGGAAGTTATAGAGCTTGCGACGTTCGGTGGAATGGTTTCTAATCCTGATCTTCAGGATATTCCTATTAATGCGGCCGATTGGCGTGAGGATGTAGACGCTGATTCCGCCGACGGTATTCTGCGTGGTCGCAAGGGAGATACTACCGTTGCTACGACTTATGGAAAGACCGCGATAGCGGCCCGACTTATTTATCGGGATATTTCTCTTAGAGACCTGGTCTACCTGAACCCGGTTGACCAGCGTATTGAGGCCGTCAAGGATCTGTACGGCACTCCAGTATTAGTAGGTAACGGTGGAAGCGATCCGATTGTCGTCGCTGAGAAGGCCGCTGCTTCAGTTCTGAATAATGTCGTTCACTACGGACTTGGAAATCAGGCGCCTAAATGGGCTGGGTACATTAATCATGATCGCTTTGGCATTAACACGGCAGATAAAACTCTGTTTAGGGTACTCGATGATACCGTAACTACCGGTAATGCAACACCCTATTTTCACAAGGTGTTGGCCGATAGTCTTTACTACTATGGCATTCAGCTTGATGGTATCTATATTTATAAGATCGACAAGACTACGGGGTTGTTTGTTTCTAAGTCAATAGCCTTTGTGAAGACCAGGGCATTCTGTCATGCAGAGTCTGGCTACGCTTATCTTTTTGACCAGGCTGGTAGTGACGGGATACTCTATAAAATTCAGCTCTCTGATCTTACAATTACCATTACAAGAACTCTTTCCGCCTTTACCGGAATACAATCTACGTTCACTCCGTATATAAGCGATATACTTGCTACCACTAATCGTGTGTGGTTTGCCTTTCATGGCCCGCTCTTAAAAGAGTTTCCCGATGGTTCCAATGGGACAAATTGGGTGTATACCATTCCACGAACAGAGGCGGATTCATCCGGTGGCTCTAGCACTAATACCAATCGGACTCCGTTAATTACGGGCGGCAGTATGGCAGTTGGACGCTTTATAAATCTTCGTATATTTTCAGATACGACTCGCACCCTGGTATCTAGTGTGACGAAGCAATTAGTACAGACATTCCCGGTTTCCCTTGTAAAGCTTTCAGGAACCAGCGTTGCATGGCTTGCTCGTTATTCAGGCGGGTACTCTACTTATGGAGATATTGGTGGGCTGGCCTTTACTGAATATCATAATCATATTCGAGAAAATGATAGTGGCGGAATATATCAGGCTGTTCGAGGAGACGTGATCGCCTTTAATATTGGCGAGAGTGATGCCTCCGCAACTCTTCAGCCCTTTCATAGCATATACGATGTAAGTGGTCCGTCCTCTATTTATGGGTGGTGTGGCGAAGATACGTCGTTGGCTACATCCGACATAGACATGTTTATTGTTGTAAGTAAAAATATTCTACAACATCATGCAGCGTTTAATAATCCAGTGCCGACAGTTGGCGTCTCCGCCGATCAGCGTGCTGCGACCAAGTATTCTGGGACTGTTGGTGGGGCAAACTTTGCCGCGGTAACCGTTGATCTTTCTCCGGCTACCGACGCGGTGATTCTTTCCAGGCAGGCCGGGAGCGCTCCAGGAATTGAAAAAATTAACGTAGACTGGACAGCCAACATTACCAAGCCCGCCGCTGCTCACGAAGGATCTAATATTATTATATCTTCAACAGTCGTTACCTCTACAACTGCATTTACGGATAACAGATCCTACTTTTATCGTTTTAGTTTTACTTTTAATTTTACAGAAGAGAGCCCGCTGGGATTACTGGCATATCGTATAGATCGTGCTGCTGGAGTTAAAGATGGGGCAAGAGTATCGGTGATTATCCGAGACACCGCCCTTCTTAGTTCCAGGGTGACCGCTGTAAATGTTTATAGGGCTAGTGGTACATACCAAGGGAATACGCCTGATGGCTTCTATCGTCGGGTCAAAACTATTTCCACCACAGATCAGTCTTTTGTAGCTAGCGGAATAACATCAATGTCGCACTCTTTTGATGATTTAGAAGAGAGTATTGGGGCAGCTTTTGAAGCCAGAGCCGGGTATAGTGAAACATTGGAAGACGTAGGGATGCAGTATACATTATCTGCGGCCCTAAATGGATCGCTGTTTATTGGCAAGTGCTATCATACGGAGCTTCCAGATGCCCTAAGGTATATTTTTAAGAGCAAGTCTTTTCGTTATTCTACGTTTGATCGCATTAACGAATACCTAATTCTTCCTGCTATTCCTACTGCTATGGCTGGGTGGAATGGAAGACTGTATGTATGCACGAAGACCGACCTTTACCGTATTAATCCCGACGGACTTTTTATCGAGGACGTTTTTCATGGAGTAGGAGCTATAGATCAAGGCTGTATTGTGGTAACTCATGCCGGCATGTTTATATACGATCAGGAGAGTATCTACTTACACGACGGGAAATCTCTTAGCAATATAGGCTACCCCATTCAAAGACGCAGTAACTTAGTGTCTGTGCCTGGATCATTTGCTCTTGAGAATATTTCTCATACACAGTATAATCCCATTGGTAGTTATTTCCAAGACCAAGGAAGCGTATGTTATCTGGTAAGTACCAGTTCTACTGGTAATTATCTTTTAGTCTTTAATATACGACGGGGGGAATGGGGAGTATGGAAGTTGGCCGACAATCCAGGAACGTCGAGGGTAAATATATTTGGGGGTATAAATGGCGAGTTGTATTTTTCAGATACTGCCGCTCTGCTTAAGATAGCCGACTCAGGAACGCGAAAGATATTTAACTGGTACTCCAAGGTATTTACCGGCGACCAGACTCATGACAATAAGAAGTTTTATATTATGCGTCCTAAGGCTAAAGGAGAGGACGCTTCCTCTGTTCTAAATAAAACTTATTCAGCAGACGATGCTGCTTTTGTAGCGACTGCCGCCGGAGACCTGATTAATTCAGCCGATAGAAAAAAGAACCGGATTCAGCTGCGACTCAATACGTCGGGCGGAACGGCCGGCAATGTTAGCGTGCAGTCTCTATCGTTAGTTTTCCGTTCCCTATTGGGGGAGAGATAATGCCGCTGATTAGAGGTCGCCGCCTCCCACAGCTGGGAGATCCCGCTTTGGAGCGGGCATTCCAATCTCTATATGATGATATTAATAGTATATTAGAGGGAATACAAAGACCGTCTCATGTTGGTAACCCCAGGGGAGATGAGGGCAAGCCTGGCGATATTCGCTTGACAATGGATCCAGGTGGGCAGTTCTTCTTGCAGGCTCGGTATAAGGAGGGATGGGTTTCGTCGGCTAAGAATGCGTTTCAATTCATGCTGAACGAGAACGCTAGACCTGAAATAGTTATTACGGGTGGTGGGCTGACTTCTACCCCTGGGAAGCCCGTGGTTTTTGGGCTTTCTGAAACTGGCGTAATCCCTGGTAGCTATACTCGTACAAATCTAACGGTTGATGCTTTTGGGCGTATTACGACAGCAGCAAATGGCGGGGGGTCAGGGCAGATTACTTCGGCGGCTGGAGCGGGGATCGTTGCGGTTACATTGACTGGTCAGCCCAATGCAAACTATATTCCAGATGGCTTTCTTTTAACGTCTACAGGAGAAAAGTCCCTTGTAATTCCACAGATTCCCCCATTAACCGACTCGAGAACAGCTGGTGGATTTAATATGAGAGTATTTGAAGCTGGAACGCTTTACACGTGGGTGCTATCGATATGAGGGTAACCGTTATATTGTTATTTCTCTTGGCGACAGGCCCTGCGTTTTCACAGACAAGGGCCCCCCTAGCTAAACACGATACGGTGAGCTCTTTTACTTCAGCCAGTATGCTTTTGCTCTATGATACGATTCGTGTTGCTGGTTATATTCAAGGAGATTCAGTCGGTTCCTCCGTTACGCCACCCTACGGTAAAGGAAATTTGATAATTAAGGGAATGAGTGGAATTTACTATCGTTATCCGAACGGCGTCGAACGTAACCTCGATTCGGCAACGGCAGGTGGTGCGGGTGAGGCAAATACTGCGTCGAACCTCGGCGGAGGTCTCGCTAATTTTGACAGTAAGAGCGGAGTGGATTTAAGGTTCAATTCTTTTGAGGCAGCCGACTTTAATCTTGCTGCCAACCTTCTCTCCATAGACGATGCGAATTGGGCCAGTCAAACAGAATTAAATCTAAAGTCTCCCCTTGCGTCTCCGACATTTACGGGGACTGTCATAATTCCAACGCCGTTTACACTTGGAGCCGTCTCAGTGGTTCCGACGGGCACGGAATTGAATTATGTAGATGGAGTCACATCTGCGATTCAAACACAATTAGATGCAAAGGTTCCTACTACGCGGACACTGACGATCAACGGTACGACGAATGAAGTAACATCGTCCGCAGGAAGCCAGGACTTATCGGCTAATAGAACCTGGACACTGGGGCTGCCAGATTATGTAACCGTTACCGAGGATTTAACGATTTCAGATACACTTACCTTTTCTAATGCCGGGCTAAGTGGTTTTGCTGGAATCATCAATAGTAATGTACTATCGTCTACAAGAAATTGGAACCTCCCCAATGCCAACGGAACATTCGCCGTGTCGGCAACAAGCCCGCTTGCGCTCGATGCTACGTCTGGCGCGCTTACTTTAACAACCGTTCCAGTCACCAAAGGCGGAACAAATAGTACGAATTACACAGCCGGAAGCATTATTTTTGCAGGTGCCAGCGGAACGTCGTTGACCGAAGATAATACAAATTTATTTTATGACGATGCACTTAATCGACTTGGTCTTGGCACGGCTTCTCCGGTTAGTGATTTTCATAGTTCCTCTGCGTCGCCAGTAATATCATTTACTTCGACGAACAATGTGTCGGGCGTTCGATTTAATGTTACCGCAACGGCAACCACCGCTTTTCGTTGGCAATATGCGGGCGTAACTTATTTGACCATGATGCCAAGCGGTAATTTTGGTGTGGGTGATGGTACTCCTGCGTCATTATTTACAGTTGGGTCTGGTGACTTGTTTCAAGTGGGATCGGATGGTGATATTGACAGGATTAAAGACCTTCCGTTTTCTTGGTATTCTACGCGAACCGGTAGCGGCTTCATGTTTGATGATGGGGCTGGGAATATAAGTTTGAATACACCGGGCAATCAATCCATGTCGAGTAGTGTAGAGTTGTTTGAGGAATGGATTTCGGCCACCGCCACCGGCAATCTCGGGTGGGCGGCGGCCACGACAGGCAGCGGTGCATTCATCCCAAGCATTCCAGTCAACTATCCAAGTACTGCAGATTCAAATGCTTTCGGAATCCTCTCATTTGTCTGTGGGACTGCGTCAAGTGGTCGCTCAAATGCTTATCTCAACACGAACAACATTTCATTCGAGGGTGGGGCGACTGAGTTTGAGATTCGTATGAAAACCCCCGCCGATGTAACTGCGGCGAGGGACTATGCGATGGTTCTTGGGATGGGGGATAGTTTACTCTCGATTACGCACCGTGATGCCGTGGCCTTTCAGTGGGTGGCCGATAGTAGCTCTCAGCAGTGGCGCGGTATGACATCTAATAACGGAACCAAGAGTTATGTTACTGGAGGTAGTGCGATTACAGCAAGTACGTGGTATAGGCTGCGGGCCGAGGTGAATGCTTTGGGAACTTCAGTTACGTTTTACGTTAACGGGTCTTCTATTGGAACTATAACTACCAACATTCCGTCCGATGTTACAGCGAGGATGGTTTCACCCCACATCAAGATAGTGCGCTATTTAGCGGGAACGACGCAGACGATGTATGTTGATTATTTTTATCTAAAAAAATCTTTTTCTCCTACGAGATAGGGTGTCACGATGAGACAGATATATATAATTGGGATCATCTTGTTGTATGTTACTTGTAACGCTCAGGAAGTACCATACGGAACATCTCTAACAGGGAGCGATACATTATGGTTGAATTATCTCAAGGTGACAAACACTGCTGACGACGCTGATGCGCCGACAATTCTATTGGATAACGTTGCCGGAGGCAGGCGGTATGATCTCAAAGCGTTAGGCAGTGGACATCTTGAGTGGACAGACTATAACGGCGGATCGCCGAAATATCTCTTTGGGTTCGATGGACTTAATGCAAAGGTTTATACAACAGAGACAACTCTTGGTCTTGGTATCGCCCGCACGGACGCTATCGCTAACCCCCTGAGCGTAAAGGGAGCCGTAAGCATCGGCGCGTCGTATATCAATATTGCCGCTCCTGCCAATGGACTTATTTCTGAGGGGACTATCGCTATTGGTACGTCCGCACCTGCCGCCTCATCCCAGCTACAGGTAAGCGATGGCACAGCTATCCTTGCCGGGCTTATCGGGGCGTCTGATAAGTGGTTATTTACCGTAAATAATACCGCTCCGGGACTCGTCGGGATCGTAGCAAGTAACACGGTCAGTCATAGAATGGTATTCAAGGGTACGCGGGCACGCGGGACAACTGATGTTCCGACAAAATTATCGGCAGATGACGATGTCGTGTCGCTCTTGGGTGTTATATGGGACAGCTCAACAGGAAGGGCGACAGGAGAAATTCTATTCGAAGCTGACGGCGCATCGTTACCAAGCGTCGCTCCGCAAAGGATTTCATTCCTTACAGGGGCGACCACGTCCCGCACAGAACGTATGCGAATCACGAGCGGTGGTCTTGTCGGTATTGGCGTTACACCTACGACAATATTGCATGTGAAAGGCGCAGACAATACAACAGTCCAGACTATCGAGATTGCGGCGACACAAGCCAATGTAACGGCGGCGGACATATTCATGGATTTCCGCAGTTCATCCGGGAGCGAAGGCACCATTGCAGGGACGGCTGTGGCCGGCGTGATAGCATTCAATACATTTACTGGGGCGCATTATGCACAAAAACAGAATGAAGCCGAAAATATGATAACAGGGATGATTGTTTCTGCGACGGGGAATGTCATGCCGGGCGGGGATTATCTTCCTATGATTACCAAATCGACGGGTCGAAACGATAAAGCCGTCTACGGAGTTTATGCCTCAAAGATTGCCGATGGTTACACGACGACCGAGATCGACTCACTGCGAGGATTGAAACGATTGCATGATTCTGTGCAAGTGATTTATGACTCACTCCAAATCAAAATCAACGGGGGCGATACGCTGATTCAGCAAATCAGCGTGCCACCGATACCCTCATTCAAAGGGCATACGCTGGATTACGCGAAAGGACATCCTGCAAAAGATTTGCATCAGGTGTTCGCCGTCGGCACGGGAGTCATTCTCGTTACCGACGCAGGCGGGAATATAGCGGTGGGGGATTTTATAGCATCCAGTCCAACGAGAGGGCTTGGGGAGCGACAGACTATCGGCGGATTAGGGGTGACATCGGATCCGGTTGAATATGGTTACACGGCAGCAAAGGCAACGGTGAATGTCGATTTCGCCACAGTCCCCGTGCATCCACAACTTGGCGTGAAGGTGAAAATGATTCCCTGTACCTATGCGTTTTAGAGGTCGAAAAAGACAGCCTTGTGAGATGAAATAGATGCCGGACTCGCTCTTCATGGAACAGGCGCACGAACTCACCCATGAGGTGTTTTTCTTTATTGTGCCGATTCTACTGATGTTTTTTCTCAAATCATTTGTAGAGGAAATAGTGGGTGGGTTGCTCTGGAAGTGGAGGTCTGGCTATGACGAGGACGATCTGGTGAAGCTTAATGGTGACTGGGCGAGAATCGTTCACATCGGGCTGTTCAGATCGAAGTTCTACGTTTACGTCATCAATGCGCGGGATGAAATTGTCGGTGGGTATAAAATGTCGGTCTTGAATAACGAACTGAGGAAAATGACCCTGAAAGAACCGTTAAATCTCATCGACATCCCAAAGAACCTAAGAAAAGTTACCAATTAGTATTGCGCACTTCGGTAACATAGTCATCGACATAGACACTATGTCTATGATCGTAAGTTGCATTTTTGCAACATATTAGTTAAATTCACCCATAATTATACAACACAATAAAGGAATCACTCATGGATGCCAAGCCGTTTTATCTTTCCAAAGTGTTTTGGTTCAATATCTTAGCCTTCGCC